AATCGAACCAGTGCCGATGTTGGCGGTGAGCGTGCCAGACACAGGTTGAGTCGGACCCGCAACGGTCAGCGCGACTGGGATCGGCGTGCTGGCGCCCATCTGCCGCGCGCCGGCCAGGTACACCGGCAGGTTGACCGTGTCTTCGATGGAGACAAACCCCAGGGTCCAGTTTGTGTTGCTGGCCGGGTTGGTCGTGCCGTTGAAGCACCACAAATACACGTACAGCTCGACTTCTTGGTCTGGGATGTTCGCCCATCTGTGCGCGCGATTCGTGACCGCTGGCGCCGTGGCTGACGCGATTAGCGCATCACTGAAATAGATGCTCCGACCGTCGACCTGCGTCTGCGCCATGTGTCCGGGCGATGCGGTCGTATTGATCGTCGCGCTGGTGTCGCCCGATGCGTACCCGTAGCGCTGCGCGTCAACCGACGCGGCCGTCGCAGTGGTGCCCGTGTAGAGCCATCGGATATAACTCCAACCGAAAAGATCAACCGTACACGATCCCGACGCGGGCCAGCCAGCCACTGTGAAGTTGATCGTGTCAACGTTGGGGATTGAGGCAATCGCGTAGCGCCCGGGAACACCGTTTGCGCCAGTGATCGCACCCACGAACATTGACTGGCCCACGTTGTCGGCAGTCAGTCCGTGCGCGGTCACGGTGACGCTGATGCTTGTGGCGCTGTTGATCGTGCATGACGCGCCCTCGGCGAACATGTCCGCCAGCAGCACCGCGAAGTTGGTGTTGGCAATGCGCTGCGAGGCAATCAACTGATGCCGGTGGATGAGCGCCCCATTGAATGAGCGATCAGAGCGCGCGAGGAATTCGGAGTTAGCTGTCGTGCCGCCGCCGACGACCAGATTGCCGTTCGACTGCGTGACGGTTATGCCCGTGCCAAGACGGCGCTGGGTCATGCCGGGCGCATTAAGCCCCGCTGCGCTGGCGCGCGTCGCGCGTGCACAGTGCTGTCGGCCAGGCCGTCGCTGAGCTTATAACGCTGGTAGTGCGCGTTGTTCGGAGCCGTGCCGATTTCGTCGGTAGCGACCGGCTCGCCGCTGCCCGGCAGAATAACGTTGTCGGCCATGTTAGTTCTGGATCCGCAGCGTGGAGGCGTTCAGCGTGAACGTGGCCGCAGTGCTGCTCACGTCGCTGCCAAAGTCGTTGACCATGATCAGTTCGTCTGCCGTAGCCGCGCCGCCTCTTCGTTTGTAGTACACAGCTTTTCGTGCAGTGATCGTGCTAGAAGCCCAGCTTGCACTTCCCAAGCTCACGTCTAGGCGATCATTCGCCGTGTCCTTAGTCACGGTGACGGTGACGGATTGACCTCCCGCCGTGTAGCCGGTGCCGGTGACTTCGTTTGTCACGTCGGACCGCTTTAGGTGCGTGTCCTTGTTCTCGGCATAGGCCGACGTGGTCAGCATGACCCAGAAGGTGTCGGTGTCGAGATCAATGGCGCCACGCGCTAGATCCTCGAAGAAGCTGGTGTAGATCAAGCTGGCCATGGTCTACCTCGAAAAGCGGCCGACAATGCGCGGGCCGCGACGTGATGCGGGTGGTGCAGGCGCAGTACGCACGGGAGCGCTTTGCGCCTTTGGTTCATTGGCCGGCTGTTGTGGTTGCGCCGGGGGCTGCGATAAATTGGCTTGAATGACTCGAGCCTCGACGCGCTGCCAGTCAGGCTCTTTCCATCGGGGCATCCCCAGATGATGCGCGGCAGCCAAAGCGTATACAGCACAATCTAACGCTTCATTGCGACGGCCAGCAGGCTTCATCCATTCCAGCCTGACGCGGCCCTTAAGGTAATTCTTGACAAGCCTTTCGGACGTTAGCTGAGAAAACACTTCAGTTGGCATCCATCGGCCAAGGTGAACATAGCCTGGCCCCGGCTCAGTCAATCTAAAGCGCCCGTACAAAGTTGCCTTTGCCGTATCAGTTCCGACCGGCCAAAGCTTGACACCGCGCCGCAACTTGACACCGCGGAAGGTAAAGTCAAGATCACTCGGCCTGCCAATAATTGGCTTCCCAGATTGGGATGAGCCTTTGATAGCAATGACCCGCCTATGAATACGGGCGCGGCAGAAGTTATAGACTTCTTGTGTGTGATGGCCGCCACTGTCTATCGCGGTAGCGTCAATTTTCAGGTTTGCTCCGTCGGCGTGCTGAAAGCCGGCGAGCAAAAACTCATCTACACGTTGCCACGTGCTTTCTTCAGCCGGCGAGCCGTAGATTATCTCGCGCTCGACTATGCAACTCCGCTCGCCTCGGCCCCATCCCCAAACGTAGATCTCTATTCGATCCGATTGCACGTCGCAGCCGGCCGTTAGCATAAGCGCCCAGCTTGGCACCTGCCTGCGCGGCAGATCCTCCGCCCGCCTAGCCAGTTCGTGCTCGCTTACGCGGTCGCCGTCAACCTCCCAGGTTTCGGCAAGTACCGTGTTAGTCCAGACTTTGAGCTTGCTGAGGTCTCCACCCTTGGCGGCCTCATTGGCTTCGTAAAACTCCGCGACCGCTTGTTCCCACGAATACCATCCAAGCGGGCTATAAAGCGCGCTTAGGTGGAAGCTCGCCACCTGACCACGTTCCCGCCCAGCCACCCAACGCCCATGAGCGAGCATGTAAGGTTTCTCATGCTCGCCGAGCATGACCCCGCACGACTCGCAGGCGTAGCGCACGGTGCCGGGGATTGGAGCGCCAACGTCGTCGCGCTGCCACTTAACATTTCCCCACTTGAGCACTTGATGCGTGCCGCAGTGAGGGCATGGCACTTGATACCGGCAGCGGTCGCCGGTTTCAAAAACTTGTTCTATCCGGCTAAACCCCTTAATTGTCGGCGTGCTAGTTTTAAGGATTTTCTTCCGGGCGAATGTCGCGGTTCTACGCTCGGCAAGGCTGACGGGATCGCCTTCTCCATCAACGTCGAGCGGGTATGCGTCAATCTCGTCCAAGAACAAGTACCGCACCGGCATTGATCGCAGGCCTGCGGCCGAATTCGCGCCAGCGATTACCAGCGTGCCCGCGGGAAAGTCTTTGGCCAGCGTGGTGTTAGCGTCGTCCCTGCTGCGGTTTTCCCTGACGCGCGACCTAAGCCGAGGGGTTTCCTCGATCATCGGCGTGATGCGCTGCCGGCTGTAGCGCTTGGCCGTGTCGGTGGTGGGCTGCACCGCCATGACCGGGCCCGGGCACACGTCGATGATGTAGCCCAGCCAGTTGTTGCCGCTTTCGCTCTTGCCGACCTGCGCGCCGAACATCAGCACCACCTGCTCGACGCCGCTGCGTTCACTTAGCAGGTCCATCGGCTCGCGCAGGTAGGGCGTGCGGTCTGACCTGTACGGCCCCGGCTCTGCCGCGCCCTTGCTGCTTAGCATCCGGTAGGCGTCCGCCCACTGGCTCACCGTCAGGTCGGGCGGCGGCGCAAAGCCATCGGCTACCGCAAGCGAACTCGCCTCGTCAATCGCTGCCGGGGTCAGCATCTGCGTGAGATTCAGGCGTCCATCCCGCCAGATGCTGCAATACCTTGCGTATCTCCGCATCCATGATGCTTTGGCATGCAGCTTGGCTGCTTTCTACCGCCACTAGTGCGGCGGTACGCGACGGGATCTGTAGGAGTGCGTCGCGGACCGATCGGGCCAGCGCGAACAGCACGCGCTTGTGCTCGGACATCGCCATGGTCTCGCCACGCTTTTCGGCAAGCTCGATTTCCGCCAAGTCAGCCTCGGCAGCCTCCCGGCGCGCTTTCTCCCGCACCAGCCGCTCGGCTGGAGAACCACCGGGTAACTCCAACCCGACCGGACGGTCTAGAACTTCCACGTCCGCCTGACGCTGTTGGAGCGACCTGGCCTGCTGTTCAGGGTCGGTGTGGAGTCGGTACTGGATCCCGGCAGCGTCTAGGTCGAACAGGCCATTTGCCGCGCGAGTGATGCGCCCCGATTTTTCGGCTTTGCTGATGGCCTGGCGCGTGATCCCAAGCTCGGCGGCCAGTTGCGTGCCTCTACCCCATCGCGCCATTTGTCAACCCTGAAGAACACTGTAAACCCATGCGTAAACCCCAGACGTGAGCGCCCACTAGCTAATGGATGCGGTCCGAATTACCCGCGATCCGGCAGCCTAAGAAGGACCCGTTGAATCAATGACTTACGCGCGGAAACTGGAGCGGAACAAAGCTGACTATCTAGCTGTGCGCAATGCAACTGCATACGCTTTATCGAATTCGCGCTGAAAGTAGCGGTTAGTCGTTTCGTCGGCCACCTTGCCCAGCCTCAGCCGCTGCCTGTACTTGGGCTTTCCCTGAACGATCAGCAGCACTAGGCGCGTACCCCAACCAAAGCCAGTTTTCACTCGCTGGTAGATGCCCCTGGGCAGTGGGTTGCCGGTCGACTTTCCGCGCGACACGAAGTACGTGCCAGCACGTTGCACCGTGCGCTTGCTGCGCTTGCTGTTGCTGGCATTGCTGTCGTAGCCCAGCCCGCC